ATAATGCTACTGTTGGTACTGCCATTAGATATCCTCTTATCCAACGGTTTTGCCAAGAAATGAATGATACACCCATTCTTGATAGTCTTTCTTTTTCCATGTTGAAAAGAAATTTTGATTGACCTAGGTATGAAAGTGGATAATGACCATAGATTGTTCTACCACGAGGTGCAGTAGCTGGGTCATCTTCACTTGCAAGTTCTAGATGATGGTTGTACACATGAGCGTAACAGAAATGTGCTGAACCAGATAGTGCCATCATTAATCTAGAGATTACGAATCCAAATCCTTTTGTGTGAGATAGTTCGTGACCATAGATGATTCCGATACCAATAAAGATACCAGAAGATAATGTAGCGCCGATTAGGTTAACTGCTGTTATACCTTCGTGCATTACTAATATTCCAGGAATGAGTTCCATGATTACTGCACCTTCAGCTCCACCTAGTGCCATGAATGTATAAAGTCTCCATGCCATTACTAGTTGAAACAAAACGAATACAGGTAACATGAAATACATTGTTAGGTTTTGAAAAGTTGGCCAACCTAAAGATTCGCCGTTTTCATCATAACCTACACCTGTTGTTTCAAATTTTGTAGCGATATCTACAAGCAGACCTACGAATAGCAATGCTACTCCTAACCAAGCCATGATACCACCCAAAAGAACGCCAGCACCAGCTACGATTATAAGAATCGGCGCTAATAGATAGCGTGCATTAAGTAAGATTTGTCCCATTTGATTTTTCCTCCTATCAAATGTTATATACTTGGAGTATATCGTAAGGAACAACTAAAGTCAAGCGTGAGTTGAATTTAACTGAGGGACGATTTACATACCTTTCCAAGTAACTGTTATTATTTAGTAGTTTGGTAACTTGTGTATTGAATTATTTTCTGTGTTTCACTTTATAATAATATACTAATGTTATTTTGCAATTACAAACTGTCCTGATAGAGGTGTTCTTGATGTAATATATTCATACATCAATCTAATAAACTTATCCTTTTTTGTTCCTGATTTGAAAAACTTTTTTAAGTCTGGCATTATTTCATTAATAATATAAATGGCACTTATAGCGCCTCTTTCAAAATCAAATCTTTTTTTATCTTTTCTTAGATACTCAATTTTTTCTAATGCCTTAAAATACTTTTCCTCACCTGCTTTATATTTTCTTAAAGTAGAGTTGGCTAACCCTTTATCAATAAATGCTAGTAATTCACAGAATACTTTTATAGAACCTATTGAACCACCTCTTGCCTCTGCCTTACTAAAAATTGCCTCTGCAACAAATCTTTTTGCTGAAGGGTCATGTCTTAATTTTATTTCACCACCAGATTCTAACATTATTCTCATATCTCTAGTTTCTGCTTTTTGGCCATACTTTACTTTTTTATATTTTTTCCAGTCTGTTACATTTTTTACTTTTACTTTATTGATAACTTTTATTTCTTCTTTTCTATCAAAGTTTACTAACTGTAATATGGGTTCTGTTTTCGTTACCTTTTTTAATGACAATGGTAATAAATCTCCACTATCAATTAAATTAGATACTAAAGAATTTAAACTAGGAAAGTCATAATAATTTTCATTTTGTGCTTTGATTAAATTCTGTCTTATAGTTTGTTTTGCTTTATTACTTCCTAAATAGATATCTGCCGGTGACCATTTATTTACATTACCAAATTTTGCTTGTGATGTATATTTTTGTTTGTTGGCATATTTAAATAGGTTTTCTATATTACCCATTATTTCATCATCGCCTCTAAAATAAAATAATTTTTGAAAACCTGCAGCCTCTATCTTTAAATCTTTATCAATATCTCCTATATCATTAACTAATTTTTTTGCAATTTTTACTGAAGATATATACCAAGAATTATCCTCTGTTAAAAATGTTTCTATCATATCACCAGATACACCAGGTGTAACTATTCTTTGTAGTGATTTATTAATTTGATTTTGACCTACTTTTGCTCTGAAATCAGCATACTCTGGATAAAGTTTTTCATCAAATATTTGATTTGATTTTGTCTTACCCAATAAATCTGCTATTGCACATAGTAATGCTTGAGCGCTTTCTGCTAATGCTGTTTTGTCTGCCATACATACTATTTATAACTGAAAATCAGAGAATTTGTCGTATGCTACATCTGGTGTTATTTGTTCTTCTTCTTCAGTCTGATTACTATCAACAATGTTCTGAGCAGAAGCTTCTACATCAAATAGTCTCATTTTGGAACGGTCTACACCTATGATAAAAGAACGATTCATACTTGGGTCGCCGAATCTGTTCTTTAATTGTTTGACTTTTAATTGATTCAATTGTTCTAACTCATCATTAGAGATTAGTGCAAACATAAAGTCTGCTGTTGCCGGCAAACCAAATGATTCTGCCGTATCTTCTAAACCGATATCTGTTGAAGTAAAACCACTTCTTGTTGTTTGAGTAGCAGAGAAGATTGGTAAATCAAATTCAACTGCAAGACCACGAAGCTCTTCTGCAATTGCCTTGATGTAGAAATATGATGAGATATTTCCACCTTTGAACCTGCTACTCGCACATATATTGAGGTAATCTATAAAGACTACATCAGGTTTAAAAGTTTTCTTTAACGATAATTCATTTAGTAATGCTCTGAAATGACCACTATGAGCAGAAGCAGTAGGATATTCTTTAATAATTAATTGACCTAATGTTTTATTTTGTAACTTCTTAACTTTGTTTTCATACATGTCTTTTGGCATAACATGTAAATCATCTATAGTTACATCAAATAAATTAGCGTCTACTCTTTCTGCAATTCTTTCTTCTGCCATTTCAAGAGTAATGTATAAAACATTTTTACCTTGTATCAACCAGTTTGAGGCTGCATGACACATGAATAATGATTTACCAACGCCGGTGCCTGCAAGTGCAATATTTAAAGTTTTACTTGGGACACCGCCTTTGGTGATACGATTAAAATAGTTTAAATCAAACTTAAATCTTTTTTCTTTTTTATGATAAAAATCAAATCTAGATTGAGCATCCTCTATATAATCATGCCCAACATGATTGTCAAAAGATACTGCAAGTGCCTCTGATAAAATTTGAGGTATCGCCTCTGGATTTTGTTTCTTATCTTTACCATCTAGAATCTGAATACCTGATAAGACTGCATTATGTACTGCACGGTCTTTACAAAACTTTTCTGTTGTATCTAATAACCATTGTAATTCTACTTCTTCATTATTTAAACCGTTTACAATAGTTTTAATTTCAGTTAATTCATCTTCTTTTAAATCTTTTCTTTTATTTAATTCTACAAGTATGGTTTCTTTTGTAGGTAAATTTTTATATTTGTTTACAAATTCATTTACTTCACCAAATAATGTTGATTCACTATGATTAGAAAAAAATTCAGTTTTAATAAAAGGTAAAGCTTTTCTTGTAAAGTCTTCATTGTAAAATAAATTTCTTAATATTATTCTTTCTATTCTATCAGTCATTTATATCCTCAAATTTTAAATCTAATTTACCTGTTGCTAATTGTTCTTCTACTAAATCTATTAATATATCACCTATATGGTCGATAAACTCTTGTTCATCAATGTCTATATCTTTAGGATTTTTTAGAATATTATAATCGAATATTACTGAAAGTTTTTCTGAATCTTCTACTTCTTTGAATCCAACATTGCCATACTTGTAGATTATTTCTGCATACTTACCTTCAGTAAGTTTTATGCAAGTATAATCATCATCAGGTCTTTGTGCAAAGACATAAGGTTTAGTCTTCTTCTGTTCCGTAGGTGAATTTTCTTTTTGTGTACTCATCAATCTTCTCTAATACTTCTTTTTTGAAATATTTTTCAGGTTCATTATTTATTGTTTTTGCATATTGTTTGTTGCCATCTGGTAATTCATATCTTGTTGATACTTTTTTAAACAAGCCACATTCTTCTGCTAATTCTAAAAGACCATAGTATTTGTCAAGACCCCTTTTGTATGTAAGTCTAACATCTACTTGTTCATTTTCTTTTGTAATTCTAGACTTGTAATTTTTACAACGAATTATATTACCGACAACTTCTGTTCCATCTTTTTCTTTTCTTTTACCAAGATATACAATACTTGAAGCTGCATATTTAAGACCAGAACCACCACCCATTTCTTTTTGTGGGAACATAGAACCAATCACATCATATGTATGATTAGTCATAATCATTGGTACATTTGCCTGACCTAGTTTTAAAGTTAAAACTCTAAATGCTGATTTGACAATTTGACTTCTAGTCATGTCTCTTGTTTCTTTACCTTCAGCAGTATCTTCCATTTCTTTTGTAGTAGATAACATGCCTAAGGAATCAAGTACAAACATGATAGGTTTTCTTTTGTCTGATTCTTGTTCTAGATACTTGTCAATAATTTTTATTGATTGTGTTCTAAACTCTTGTACTGTTGCAACTGGTACAACAACAACTCTGTTTACATCTATGCCTCTTTGTTCTAGCATATCTTTAGATACTGCATTTTCTGATTCAAAATAAATCACACCAGCATTCTTATCTTTATCTAGAAAACTTTTACATACACCCAATGCAAAGAAAGTTTTACCTGTAGCGGCCTCACCTGCAATTGCTGTTATACGATTACCTGGTAGCCCACCGTAAATACTGCCTGACAATAAGGCGTTGAAAGCATATGAACCAGTGTCAATAAAGCTATCAACATCACCACCTGTAACACCGTCGGATGCTAAAGTAGCATATTCATTGCCTGTTTCTTTAATTATATCTTTTAAAAAATCACTCATAATATTACCTCAATATGAAAATCATTATACACCATCTAGAAGAAATTGTCAAGTGTGGTTACTCTTGAATGTCTAAATAAATCTAAGTCGGAATGTACAGAATGAAAACACCATACATTTTCTATGAACAACATATTCATAAACTCATTCAATTCTTCTTTTGTTTTAAATTTAGCATTACCTTGTGGTCTTTGCATAATTCTCATGCCAATCTGACCTATGAAATAGTCTGATAAAGAATCAACTAATTCATCACAACTATAATATCTTTTACCTTTTATTTTAGGGTCCATGATATTTACAAATAGAAAACCATTATCTGATAAACTCTTATGACTATTTAGTGCAACTGGTAAATAGAAATCATCACGCCACTTTTCATACTCATTGAATTTAGACCATGATTGGTCTTCTTCATGTTCACCACCTTTATTATATTCTTCTGTTGAAAAATAAGGTGGACTTGTAAATGCACAATCTACATTATTGATTTCATCCCAAGGTAAATTTTCTGCACCACATCTATAAATTCTAACTTTCTTTTTACCTTCTACACCTATAAATGAAGCACTATTTTCTGTCATTTTACCTGCATGTATTTTAACATCAGTATTACCTAAAAGTTTTTCGTAAGTTTCTATCTGTTGATAATACTTGCTAAAGGTATTTGGATTAGGGTCGCACCCAATATATTCTTCAGCGTCTGAAGTATAAAAACCTGCAAGTCTATCACCCCAGCCACAACTTGTATCTAAAACTTTTTTAGCGTCTGTCATTTGATATATTGCCTTTGCAACATTAGGTTTAAATTGTGTTGCAATATAAGTACCTAATCTAAATGCACTCATATAACTTGC